CTTATTGTCAAGCTGCTCCTTACCCTGCTCGGGCTTCTTTGGCTGGTTGTCGGAGTTGGTATTGCCGCCGTTTGGGTTTTGTGGTCCCTCTGGAGCGTCTGGGACGGTAGGCGGCGCTGGCTGATCTGGGTCGCCAACCTTATTCTTAAGGTACAGCTCATAGAAGCGCAATGGCATATACCCAAGCGGGCTTGGCATCCAGATTTCGTTGCCCATGTCGCCGACTGCCTCTTGACCGCGCTCCTTGAGCGCATCGTTGAGCCTCAGCCACGGGAGGCCGGCAAGTGCCGCCTTGTAGTAATCGGCAACAGCCTGAGCGGACTCTCTGCCCACATCTGTGTACACGAAGCGAAGGTTCTTGTCATACAACCAGACGATCTCGCGGGTAATGTAATCCGCGATTAGCTCGCATAGCGGTGCGATGCCGTTGTCGGCAGTGAATGCCGCCCCATACTCAGACGTGCTCTTATTCACGTCAAAGTTCAAACCGATATCTTGTGGCTGCACGCCGAAGACCGCGCAGATCTTTCTGGCCAGATAAATCTGCCATTCCATAAACTGCATGTCTCTGTTGGATTGGGCCATTGGAATCCACTTGACCCCCTTGCCGCCGCCGGTGATGGCGGTTTGGCTCTTGCCAGCGATCTCGCCTTCCCAATATGTCTTGAATGCGTCGACCTGGTCTGGGCGGACGCCCTCACCAAGGTCAATGATGCCCGGAGGTGTTGCCTGTTCAACAATATTGTTGTTGTACTTTGCTGCGCGCAGGTCAGCCTCAATGGTTTCGGCAAGAACTTCTAGCGGGGAAAGCCCAAGCGGAGAGTAGGTAACCTTGTTAGCAACGATGACAACCATCTCATCGTTCTTGTATTCCGCAATAACCTTACCCGTGTCGTCGTATTCAAAATATCGCGGCTTCTTTAGGTTGCTGCCATCCCAAGTTGGGTCAAAAGCAATTCTTGAAGCATCTTTTGGCCAAAGATTCTTAATGGGGTCTGTCGTTCTGCCGGCTCTGGCGCCAACAGTCAGCTCTTTTTCAATTGCCCCCTGGTCAAGAACAAGAATGTCCTCAACAATTGGCTCGATAAACGAACGCCAAGAGTCCATTCGAGTGTTTGGGTCGCGTAGGAGGTGCTTAATCTTGTGCACAACTTCCACGCTTGCCTGGCTCTCGCCGTCAATAGTTACAATGTCCCATCGCGCTCGGCTAATCTGCTGACGTCGAAGGTTGATGGCAGCGCGAATCCATGGATTGTTACGGGACCACTTGCGAAGCATGTTGACCGATCGCTTCTGCACAGTGCTCTGACCCGCCCCGCGAGCATACGGCTGCGAGTCGTAGTTGGGGATAAGGATCGCGTCCTTAATCGCATCAACCGTTGCCTGAGCTTCTGACGTAACTTCGGAGCGCTTTAGTCGCTCCCACGGCATCATTACCACGGATTTTCCTCTTTCGGCTTTCTTGTTCTCCAAGATCTAATTGCGCTAGTAATCGCGGTCTGGTCCAAATCCTTGTTTACGATTGCTCTGGCTTCCGTATACTTGAACGGAACCATTCTAACCCCATCGACCATTCCAATGCCACGAAAGGACGGTAGTCGAGCCCACCATTTTGGCACGACGTATCGTCCGTCCTCAAAATGAATCTCAACGCTTTCGCTGAATTCCAATTTATTCCTCGTCCCCCTCTTCGGTCTCAGCGTCGGGGTTGTCCCCGCTAAGCCCAAGAATGGCGTCGGTATCTACAATATTCTGGTCTCGGAACTTTTTCCAGAAGCCATCATACTCAATTTTATCATCTTCGTCCAGCCTAGCCAATTCTTCCTCAACGTGGCGAGAATACTTAATCTGCTGGGGGACGCTTCTTTTGACAGACTTAAGCGTATCGTAACAGTCTGGGCAAACAGAGTAGCGCTTCTGCCCCTTGGCCCTCGGCACCATTGGCTCCGGCACCAGCCTGGTCTCAAGGTGCTCCGGCCCAACCATAATGGTGCACAGGGCGCATCTTGGGTGGGCTCGATGAATCTCCTCATAGCGCTTCATGATGGGGGAAAGGGTCTTTTGCAGCCGCCTCATAGTAAGTACAATGTCAATAAGGGCGGTCTCGGACGCGTTCAATTCCCGGCACAAATGGCAGTTAACTGCCCCTCTCTCACACATGCCTGTCAGTATACACTTTTCCTAACAATCTGTGCAAAAATCATGTATATTAGCAGCATGTGTAGGAATGAACATCCTTGCGAAAAGGTCCTTATTGATGGATCATCTACGGGTGATCATACGGGACTATCTACTGACACAGCCGTCTATCAGGTTGATGGCGGCAGCGCCCCGTGCGCCTTTGAAGCATAGTAGCCGGAGGAAATGAACTTGGACTTCAAGATTTATACAAATGCCCTAAAGGCATATGAGAACGAGAGCGGCGAGAAGTTTGTCGCTGGAACCACATCTTCCTCAATCAGGGACCTCCATGGCGACGAGATGTCCCTCGGGGCGCTTAAGTCAATGGCGGACACTGCCCGCCAGAATATGACTGTCTTTTTGAATCATAATTACAACGTCCCAGAGGACCTTTTTGGCTCGGCTACTGACGCTGAGATTGTAAAGAGATGGGACGCAGAGACCAATCAGGAAGTTTATGACCTTGACGTTAACATCCGTGTCGTAAACGAGGACGAAAATCCAGAGGCGCTTCGTGCATATCGCGCAATCAAGCGCGGTGTCAAGCTTGGTCTTTCTATTGGCGCAAGGGTCGAAAAGGCCAGCCGCAAGGCCGCGCAGGGTGACCAGCCAGAGTCAATTGTGATCGAAAAGGTCAGACTCCTTGAGGCAAGCGTGGTGGGCATCCCTGCCAATCAGAGGTCATACCTGCACAATGCCATCAAGAGCATCAAGTCGGCTGGTGTCGATCTTGACCTCCTCGACAACGAAGAGCCAGCCGAAAAGGCTGCCCCAGACGCCCTTGAGACGGGCGACTTTGTTACCTGGAATTCAAGCGGCGGAGCCGCCAGAGGAAGAATTACCAGAGTTGTCAAGAGCGGGAAGGTGAGCATCCCTGATTCTGATTTCACTGTTCAGGGAACCCCAGAAGACCCGGCTGCCCTCATTAGAGTCTACCAGAAGAGCGGCGAGGGCTGGGCGGCCACTGAAACCATTGTTGGCCACAAGTTCTCTACCCTCAGAAAGATTCAGCCGCTTAAGGCTGGGGTTGACCTAATCGATACCTCCAAGGCCGTTGAGGTTGAAGGGCAGCAGGGCACAGACCAGGCGCCACTCGTTGGGGCCCTCTACACGCTTCTTTCGGAGGCGACAGCCTTCTACCTCAAGGCACATGGTGCCCATTGGAACGTGGTTGGAGAGGGCTTCTCTCAGTACCACGATTTGTTTGAAGAGATTTATGAGGACGCCCATGCGTCACTCGATCCAATCGCCGAGAGCCTGCGAAAGCTAAACTCCCCGGCGCCAGCAGAATTGAAAGATCTTGCTGGAATGGTCAACAGCGCCCCGCGCGCAGAAGACTATGAGGCGGAATCTCTTGCGGCAGATCTGTATGCCGCAAACGAAAAGCTTTTGGAAAACATCATGGTCGCTTTCAAGGTGGCCAGCGATGCCAACCAGCAGGGTATTGCGAATTTCTTGGCAGAGCGCCAAGACATGCACCAGAAGTGGTCATGGCAGCTTCGTGCCTCGCTTGCCCCAGAGGAGGAAGAGTCAATGGAAGACGAAAAGCCGGAAATGCCGGGCGATGCTCCGGAATCAGAAGAAAGCAGTGTGGAGAATACTATGGATAGCGAACTTGAGAAGAAGACCCGTGTGACCGTTACGGTCAGCACGGACAACGAAGATAAGCAGCCAGTAGCGGCTCCAGCAGTTTCGGAAGACGAGACTGTTGCCCCTGAGGATAAGGAAGAGGTTAAGGCCTCTGCTACCCCAGACGGCGAGGAAGACGCTCCGGTCGAGGAGCCTGAGGAGGCCGAAGAGCCTGCTAAGGACCCAGCCGTTGCTGCACTTGAGGCGCTTGGCGCCAAGCTTGTCGAGGAGGAGAAGTCCCTCGACGGCGATGAATCATCCGTACAGCCGGAAGCGGCCGAGGCGGAAGTTGTTGTTGAGGCCCCCGTTGAGGAGGCCCCAGCAGCGGAGGTTGTCGAGGCTGACGTGGCTCCCCTTGAGGAAGTCAAGTCAATCGCAAAGTCCGCTCTCGATGCAGCCAATGCTGCTCACGAGGAGGTCGCTGCCCTTGCGGCAAAGGTGACCGAACTCGCCGAGTCAAAGGCCAAGGTCGAAGAGGATCTGTCGAAGGCTCTTGATCTCATCGAGCGCATTAGCGCTCTTGGGGTTGGGCGAAAGTCCGTTGACGTCCCGCAAGGAATTCAGGTTAAGGCCGCGGAGACCGCTCCGTGGTTGAGCCCATATGTACAGCGCGTCCTTGAGGCGCAGAAGGATTAATAGATCATGAGTGAGATTCGTGAGAAGCTCCAGGACGTCGAGCGAGGCCTTGCCTCGTTGAACGACGGCCATGTTGGTCGCGAGATCGACGTTGAGAAGAAGAGCACGTTTGACCCAGCAGAGGCCTATGCCGTTCAGCGCGAACTTCGCAAGAAGTTCTCGAAGATGTCGGCCACCGAGCTCAATGAGATGCTCGATGTTCAGGCTTCGGCTCAGGTTGGCAAGCAGGCCGATTCGGCAGTGCTTAACCAGCTTGCGATGTCGAACCCAGCAATCGCTAAGGCCCTTGATAGCTCGGCCGGTACGGCGCTTATTCGCCAGGACCTCGAGCCTATTCTTTACAGCCTTTTCGTAAAGAAGTTCCCATTCTTTGAGCGCATCCGCAAGGAGCCGGCAAACGGCCTCGTGCACGCGTTCAACCAGCAGACCGCCTACGGCGATGCAGTCTTCCAGACGGAGACCGGCACCGTGACGGATGACACCGCGACCTACGCGCGCCAGACGACTAACGTCGCCGTGCTCGCCACCCGCCGTGGTATCACGCTGAAGAATCAGTTCGCGCTTGGTCAGGGCGGCTCGCCGTTCAATGGCCTTTCGCAGGAGCTTGGCAGCGGCGTCACCGCCATTGCGCACAAGCTTCAGAAGACCCTGTTCCAGGGCAACGCAACCGTTACCACGGGTGCGGGCGCAGCGACCGAGCTTGGTGCCTATGATGCCAACTCGTTCGACGGCCTCCGCAAGCTCCTTGGCACGGCCGCTGCTGCCGGCAACGAGATCGTTGGCAAGGGTACGGCTTCGTACCTCTCCACGATCAACACTGCTGTCGCTGGCGTCCTTGACAACGGTGGAAACCCATCAGCGATCGTTTGCACCCCGACGGACTACGCCGGTCTTGTAAACGAGCTTACGAACCTTGTTCGCTACAACGCCCCTTCGCAGGTTGACCAGCTCGCTGGCGCAACCTTCGGCTCGGTCGTGACGGCGGCTGGCTCCCTGCCGATCCTTGCGGTCCCAGGCGACGCCATTGGCGCGTATGCAATCTCCGGAACCGACTACCGCGATATGTACGTGGTTGACGAGTCCGGCTGGTCGATGCCGTACCTCGGTTCGGACTCGATCACGACGCTCGAGATTCCAATTGGCGTGAACGGCGCCCTGACGCGACTCTACATCATGTATGTGATGCAGGGCTTCGCGAACAAGGCTCCTCAGTTCCAGGCCAAGATTCGCGTAACCGTCTAATCTAGTCAATTTGCTGAAGGGACCCCGGAGCAATCCGGGGTCCCGGAAGCGTTAGGAGCGGAAAATGTTTGATGAGAAGAAGGAAGCTCCTGCGGTGGATTCCGCAGCAGTAGCCAAGAAGGCCGTTGCGGCTGCAAAGGTTGCTGTTGCCGACGACCAGATTGTCAAGATTCGCAATCACAGCGGCCTTTCATCCCTGGTACTCGGCGACGGCACCGTCGTTCGTTTCCACCTTGGAGTTGGCAGCATTAAGGCTAAGTACCTTGTAGAAGCAGTTGCACAGGGTTGCACCGTAGAGGCGGAACCAGCTGTTGCCCCTGCAAAGAAGGAACTCACCGATGCCCAAAAGGCTGAGCTGGAGAAGGTTTTCGGCAAGGCCGAGTAATTAACTCCGTAGTTTGCGGTGGGGCTCGCAGGACACTTAATAGGTGCCATGCGGGCCCCATTGCTTTAGGATGGACAAATGATAAGAGTCACCGTAAACATCGATAACCCAGCAACAGCGGCGTCTTCCTATACCCACATCCAAATCGGGCGAGCATCGACTGAGGCTTACGCTAACGCCCAGAACGGAACGTTTACTAACCTGGGTTCCGTCTTGGCCCTGGACTCAAAGGTTGGCGTATATAACTACACGGATTCAGGGTACCCAACTAACTACTGGTACTCTTATCGCCTATTCAACTCGGGAACGTCAGCTGCCAGCTCGTGGGCTACCGCGTTTCAGGGCAAGGAGCTCGGCTATATCACCGTATCTGAGTTTAGGGAATACGAACTTGGCGCTATTAGCATGCCAGACGGAACGGAGTCAACGGACAATCGTCTTGAGCGCCTAATCTCTGTAGCCTCCTCAATGGTTGATGCATATTGCGGGTTCTCTTTCCAGTACCTTGCGGCAACCGAGCAGCACGTCTGGAACCAAGAAACCAGACGGGTATTCCCGTATAACGCACCAATTATTGATGTTGAGTCCCTGGAGGTGTTCGTTAGCAACACCCAGAAGGCAACCTTCAGCAACACCGACCTTTTCCTGAATAACACACAAAATTACGTGGAGGTCACCAGCCTCGCAAATGTCACATACTCGCTGTTCCCGGCAATTGTTGCCCTCGGGCTAATTAACCCAGTTGCAAAGATTGTGTACACACATGGCTACAAGGTCCCACCGCATGAAATTAAAGATGCAACTGCGCTAATCGCCATTGACCTTGCAGCAAGAGACTCGCTATACCAGAGCGGCATGGGTCTCCTAACAAGGCTGACAGTTGGCGATACCACGATGGAGCGCCTGCCACAAGTTGTTGGCGGTCGCTATTCAGCGCTCTCTATCCCGCCAACAGCTGCGGCCATCCTTGACCAATACGTATCGGTGTCTCTGAGATGATTCCAGGGGCAATGGCCACAGTCACCCTCAAAAGAAAGGGGATGTCAAGCCAGGCGGCTGACGGAACCCCAATCACAACAGACGAGACCATATGGGTCAAGAAGTGCCACTACCAATCCCTGAGGGAGGATGGCAGCCGCGACTACGCAACGCAGACTGGTATGGCAGCTCGACAGGTGTATCGCTTCTGGACCCCATACCTTGAGGGGCGAGATAGGCCAAGGCTAAATGATCGGCTAGAAACCGATGGCCTCGAGTTCCGCGTCATCGCGCTAGACTTCGAGGCCATCCGTCACCATCTGCTGCTTAGGGCAGAGCGAGTCGATCGCTAGTCAATCCTGCACGGCATGACCTTCAGGTCATCCCAGCCGTTCTCATTGACCGCCAGTGTCAAGATGCCTGAAGGGGCGTCAACCCCCGCGACCTCTCGGTACCACTGGGAGCCACCGTCAAGCGACGGGGCCTGAATGTGGGTCCTTGCGCCATGCTGAGCAAGGGCAAGGTGATGGTAATGCCCCGTGAGGAGCAGCGTGGCGTCAGAGACTGGGGCCATTCCCAGCGCCTGTCGAGCCCACCAGTTTTCAATCTTACCGATGGCATTTCCGCCGCCGCGTCGGGCCTGGTGCCCGTGAGCAAGGGCGACGATCGTCCCGTAGACGTCAATGGTCACGGTTAGGTCGTTCTTTGGGATCACAAACTTAACGTGCCCATACGCCTCTTCGTTTGCGGCAAGAATCTCTGCAACCTGCTCAAATACGGCAACGTCGTCGTTGTCGCCAAAGGTAGTGAATGCCTTACCGCCCTTTCGGTTTTCACCGTGGTTTCCAGGGATACAGGCAACCAGCATTTCCGGCGCAAACTTAGACCACTGTGTGAGCGCCTTGGTAATGAGTCGGCGAGCAACGGTTACCTGCTCTCGGCGGTCAAGGTCTGTCTGGAATGCTTGCATGTCGTAGTGACCGTCGCAGGACTCAATGATGTCCCCAAGGCCAACAACTACAAGCTTAGATAGCGGCCTACCAGCCTTTCGAAGCTCTTTCCAGCGGCTCTCAACCTCGTTGATCCCCGCAAGGAAGCGCTCAACGATCTTGGCGCTGCCGCCATTCTCACCCTTGCCCAGCTGAAGGTCTGAGATGGCGACAACCATTGCCGTGCCATTGTCAGTAACCTCAGGTCGAACAAAACGATGCTTCTTAATCTCGTCAATAATTTCCTGAACGTCCGACCCCATGGAGGCCGCCTTGCGCACAACCTTGCCCTTCCACTGCCTGTTCAGCACGCCGAGCGTGTCGCCCCAGACGTTGAAAAGAACTGGCTCTACAACGTCAAAATGCTCTGGGTCAAGACCCCAGACCTTGAGAACAGTAGCCCAATCTGGGGCGTTCTCTGCGGGCATTCCCGTCGTGGTGATGGTTCCCTCATTGCCGTTCC